AAACAGAGTAACGGCGCTACTCTATTTATTTCAATATTTCACGCACTAGTTACCTAGTCGATTATCTTCCTAATCTATATGCAACAATTACAAGAGATTTACTTGTTTATATACAGGAGGAAATCCCGTAAAAAATAGGAACGAGAAATCCTCGCCTGTTGCATAGTACATTTTATACCAAACACGAGTTAAAGTGCCGCTTCTAAATTGTGTTATATACATACTATCTATATAGTCATTACCATTAGCATAATTTATTTGCTTACCTGGTATAAATTTATATTGTGAATAATATGGGAATTGCACTTCAAGTGCCCCATTAACTTCACTATTAGCCACTTCAATACCATTCATACAAGCTCTGTCGTGATATCTATCACAATAAGTCTTGGATATTGCTGTTTGAGTGGTTTGTGGGAGTACAGCCACACCTGAACTAATGAGGCTTGGTATACCATCAAAACGAGACACTATTATACGAGCATGATCCATTTGTGAACTTTCAACTCTCATTGGTTCAAACTTCCATCTCATTGCTCCTCGTTTTCCGGAAAAAGCATTGCGCATCCATGTAAAAGGACTCATGGCTACATAGCTTGTATCGCCGGGGGTTACTCTAGTATGAATACCCTCGGCACAACCTCGATTCAGTGGTTGTGTAGAAAATGCTGTATACTTGAAACCTCCAACATCAGTTTCATCAAAACCGATAATTTGGCCTGGTGCATACCTGTGCATTAACTGTCTTAGAGACACCATTTTCTCCCCTATATACAATAAGGTGTCTCGTGCTGGAAGAGGATGTTCAATTCTTGAATCTATTCCTTCCTCTTCCGGAACTACCGTTTCTATTGGATCGGCTCCACTCTGTGGTTGAAGCATATATTCATCGATACCTCCTGGGTAGTTCAAATTTGGTACTGCCAATTCAAAGTCGTCTCCAGCTGATACATATACAGCTATGGTTATAGACTTATCCAAGACAGGATCTGGGGTTGGAACTGTTAGTGGATTTAATACATACAAAGACAGTGTTCCATTACCCCCATCCACTGCAGTACGTGGAGTAGTACCAAAGTATACTCCACTATCCATATCTGGCACATCTAAATATGCCTTTGGCTGATGATTTGATATAGATATACTGAAATCACGGTCAGTACTAATATCTATAATATCTGTCTTTTGTATATTTTCTTCAAATCCTTGGCTAGAGTCCACAGAATCATACACAACAGCGAGCCGACCTCTATGAAAGGCACTAGCTATCACTTGAATACGAAACTTTATTGAACCCGTCCAATATTTGAACATCTGTGATACACCACATATCGCAGTCATATGATATGCTGCTGGTGGACCTGTCACAACATCAAACTGACTGGGACAAACCACTATAGTCCCAAGTAGTTGTTTTGGTGTAGTGCCCTCTCCCCATCCAAAAGTACAGAGAAAAGACTCTACTTGACACAACTTTAATATATCCATTTCGTCTCCAAAATTGACTCCAACTGACTTTGAGTCAACAGTTACTCCTTGCTTAAAATCTGTAGACAATGGTGTTGATATGTCTGTTGTGTTTGTTTCGGATATTGTAGACATCATACGTGGTACATAAACACCTGGCGGGTTTATATTCAAAGGTCTACAATAGCCTAATGCAGAAGCTATTTTTGATACTGTCCTTGCACCCATCTCTGCCGCTGTGGCATAGGGTTTAATTACAGGTAATTTCTTCAA